ACCGCCAGTACCTCTGTTAGAGTTTGTTCTTAGCCATGCTGGTAAACCAGCTGTTCTTCTAGCTGTACCAGTTCCACCGCCTACTGCTACTTGGTTTGCAAGTAATGTAGTTTCTTGGTCTCTTTTTAATTCTTGACCCATTTTGGTGATTTGATAAGCAAGTTCAGAAGTACGACCAGCAGCATCAATAACAGATAAATTGTCTGCTAGGATGATTAGTTTTCTGGAAATATTTGTGTAATTTCCAATTCTGCTTGTTGGGTCTGTTGCTGGGAAAGCTGCAATGTCGTCACCATCAATTTGATAGTTAGCTACTGCTTGTGCAAGGGAATCTGTTTGCCATTCAAAGAATGTATTCCTAACAGTTTCTCTGCCACCATTTGACATAAATGGTGTTTCTTCTGGGCTAATATTATAAATAATATTAGATAGTTCTTCTCTGATACCTATTGAAGCGTATCTTGTAAATGTATTTGCAATGATAGTCATTGGTTTAGTTCCTTATAAATATTAATCGTTTAACAACATGGAAACAGCTTGAGCTGCGTCTTGCCATTTCCCACTCTTTTTTAAGTTAGAGGTCGCTTTCTTAAATTTATCTTGAACTTTTGGTGCTAGTTTCGCTCCACTTTTCATAACCCTAGTTCTTTTTTGTGGGTTATTAGTTTTGCTAGAAACCTTTCTTCTGCCCTTATCATACAACATTGCTTTTCGTAAAACCTTAACGTGGTCAGCTTTTACTAAAGCACTTACTTCTTCCTCAGAAACTCCTTGATTTATAAGATATTTCTTTAAATCTTGTTGTTCCTTTGTGGCTCTCTTTTGGTCTTTCCATTCTGGAATAACCTCTTGTAGCCTTTGAGCTTCGTGAGATAACAAGGTTTTATATTGTTCCATTTGTTCTCTCTGTTCAATCTGCATAACTCTTTGCTTTTCGGCTTGAGCTGCTTGAAGTTTTTCATTCTTCGCTTGATTGAAACGATTCCACTCATGTTGTTGTCTGCTTGCTTCAATGGGGTCTGTTTCGTATAGGTTATCCCAATCAGGCTCTGGCTGAGAGTCCATATTCTTTATTTGACCCTCTAATGCACTCAAAAGTTGGACATATTGTTGCCGTTCCTCTTGTACTTGTTGAAACTCAGATTCAAAAACTTTCTTATCTTCTGCTAGTTTTTGACTTTGTTTCGTAAAATGCTGTTGCCTTGAATATCCATTTCGTAATTCATTAAGCGGTACATCAAATTCTTCACCATCTACTTTTACTCTATATAATGGCTCTGCTTCTGGTGTGCTTTCCGAATCACTTTCGATTTGTTCGTCTGCATACAGTTCGGAATCTTCTTCACTCTCATAAGACTCTGCTTCATATTCCTCAGAGTTATCTTCATAAGAATCTTCGTACTCCTCGCCAGTATCAACGTCTTGTGTTTCTACCGACTGTTCTTGGTCTTGAGCAACTTGGTTCTGGTTAACGTCTTGACGTTCCAAAATTTTAGTTACCTTATCTAGTGTCTGTAAACTATCAGGCGATTCCAACGGAACATCCGCTATATGGGGTGTCGCTTCACTCATTTTAAACTCCTTTTATATTATTTTCTACTTTTTAATTTATCTGAATTAATTTTAAGAACATGAGCGTTATCAGAAACCGCCCACATTTTTTCTTCTAAAAGGTCTACTGCCTTTAAAAGAGAATACAATTTTTCTCTTTCTTTATCTTGTGTTGTGGATGTTGTTTGCCAATCGTGAAAGACATCTTCTTTAATACTTTGTATTACAGTTTTAAAGGTTATGCTTTCTAAGATTTGTTTTGCATTTTTACCAAATAAAATAACGTCATCTATTTCATGGCTCATTGCGGAATACCTCTATTCATTGGGCTAACAAGATTTTGCTGTTGTTTCATTTGTTCTCTATCCCTTTCAACTAAAGCTCTTATAACTTCTGTTTCTACTTTAGAGCCATACTTAGCTTCAATTTCAGCTGCTTTTAGTAGTATTTCAGAGTCTAACTTGTCCCTATCTAGGTCATCAGAGCGTTTCATTTTCTCTGTATCAAGCTCTAATCGTGCAGCAGATTTAGCCATATCAGCCTGTATTTCTTGTATCTGTACTTGAATTAACTGTTCAGCAGCGTCAGGTTTCTTGTTCTGTTGCATCATAGCTTTTTGCTCTGGTGTTATAGGTTCAACTTCTTTGAAGAACATTCCAGCATCTTTAAACCCAGCAAGCTCTACCATCTTTGCCATTGTGTTTCTGTACTGTGTCATCTCAACTAAAGGATTGTCAGCACCTAGCGTTTGAAGTATCTGTTCTTGTTTGCCAGATATAACACTTAGATATTGCATACGTTCTTGTGTTGAACCATTGCCAAGACCAACATTAACAACAACATCCATACCAGCATCCCATGCTCTAGGGTCAATAGGAATCCATTCGTTTCTTAAACGCACCATTCTTTGTTTATCTTGATGTGTTGTTAATAACTTTAAGATACCTTTGAACAATGGCTTCATACCTTTCTCAGCAAAGATACGAGCTATCAGCTCAATATGTTGTTGACCGCCTTGAACAGTTGCATTAACTGCTGTTGCTGTTGCAGATTGTAGGGCATCAGGGTCTAATCCCATTGCTGCCTTAGATATACCAGTTCGGTTTTCTTTTATCTCATCCATATATTGTAGCATAGGAAAGGCTTGTTGACCGACAAAAGGTACGCTGAAAGGTTGTACTGCTCCAGCGTTACGAGTACGAATAATACCACCGACCTCTGTATTCATCACATCTTCTATATTAACTTGTCCTTCGACAACAGCAACTCTAGGGTGAACAGATAAAGCTAAACTATCTAACATAGAACGCAGTATCATAGACTTCACTTTCTGTATATCTTGTGTAATGTCTGCTATAGATGTACCAAAAAACGTATGTGGCTCTGGGTCAGGACAAAATGTTACGAAAGGTATATGTGAACATGGATAGTTTCTTTTAATTTCGTAGGTATTTCCTAAACAACAGACACGCCTTAATTCTGACATACCATCACCAGTCATATCAATCTGCATATAGGCTTCAATATACAACACTTTAAGGTTGCTATCGTCTTGGTCGTTATCAATCGTATCAACACCTAATGGATGTCTAGCTCTGTATTCAGCGTTATTTTCCATCTCCATATCATAAGGAGACGCATATTTTATAACATCATCATATTCATAACCCATGCTAACCAGTTCTGATACAGTTAAGTAACGTCTATGACCTACGAGGTACGCATCATCCATGGAGGTTGCGTTGCGGTCTATAAGAAATTCTTCTGGTGGTAGGCTTTCAACTCTAACGCATCCGCCATCCTTCTTTCTCTTTAACTTCACATCATGCAACTGTGGTATCATCATGGATTGTTGCATTAACTCAGGAAGAACTTCTTGAGCCTGTGGTGGTAAGAGCTGTTCAATCATTTGCTCTGGAGACATTTCTCCGCCCATGCCACCTAATTCTTGTCCGCCCATCTCAGCAATAGTATCGTCAACTGCCATTTCTTCTTGCATCATTGGTGCTTCTTCTTGCATCATTGGCATTTCCGCACCTTCGCCTCCCATCATACCTTGCATCATGTCGCCCATATCCTCTGGGTTGACTTGGACAGTTGCTTCTGGAGTAGGGTATGCTGGGTCAGGGTAGGATTTAATTTTGACAATCTCAACCTCGCTGTCAGACTCTAATACCGCTAGGGCATCATCATCTAAACCTTCGTATTCAAAATACTCAGCGTGGTAGTTGTCATCCCACCAATACTTAATAATGCCATTCTTACATAACAACGCATCTTTAAAGGCATTGTAGAAAGCTGTAAAAGCATCATTATCTTGTTGTAAAACTACCCTGTTAATATAATCGGTAGCTTGCTCAGAGTTTTTGATGTCCTCTTTTCCAAAAGGAACGAAATCAACGACATTCTCAGTAGAGAAGAAAATACGCATTAGGCTCGGCATTATATCAGCGATTGTGTCATGCACATCTCGACTAACGACTTGGCTACGCCCAGATTCCTCATTGCCGAAAGGAAGCCCATTGTAATAATCAATGGCTGTAGCTCTTATGGGTGAAATAGTATTGTCTATAAAATCAACCGCATCATCTATAGCGGAACTAACTGTACCAGTTAAATCTTCGTTGCTAGGTTCTTCTCCTTCATTGTAAGTCTCGGAGTTAGAATCCCCATACATATCATCTAGGTCGCTATCTTCGTAATTGTCTTTCATTATGTTTTAACCGATTTTGATTTTTGAGATTTTTTAGGGGTAGAAGTTTTAACTTTAGTCTCTTTAGGGGGTAGGTTTTTGACTAGTAAGTCATGTACGTTATATTGAGCATCATACCGAGTAACCATAGTTGATTCCTTTTTGTCGCCACATTTAGCGTTATAAAAGTTTATTCTATAACAAAAAAA